AAGGGCCATGTGAATGGGGCGATCAACATTCCGCATCGCGACATAACAGACGCTCGAATGGCCAAGTACCCAAAAGACAAGATGTTTGTGGTCTATTGTGCGGGTCCGCATTGCAATGGAGCGAATAAGGCGGCGCTACGTCTTGCCCGGCTCGGGTTGCCTGTAAAAATGATGATCGGCGGCGTGACTAGCTGGATCGACGAAGGTTTCACGTTGACGCCGTCGCGGAAATTGGGCGCGACCGTGGAGCCATCCCGCGTAGAAGGCCCCTAGCCGGGGGCGCAGGGGCTTCTACGCCAAGGCCAAGGTCGAGCAATCGCTGGGGGATAGAGCGGACTGGAAGGTGGTCGATGCCGCTATGGTGCAAGCTGCTTCTATGGCGAAGGAAGTCGCACCGTACCGGAATCAACGACTGTCGGCGATGCGGCTTGCGGGCGAACTTCGGACCAATCCGACCGATGACACGATCGACGAACTGGTCGAGCGACTCAAGGCGGAGCTGGTGAAGCTCGGGCCGATCATCGACATGGATCACCTTAAATCCATTGTCTTCTCCGTTGCCTTGCCGGCATTCCTGCTCGGGCATGATCCGACCAAGCGCATCATCTGCGTCAGCTACTCTAACGAGCTCACTGTCAAGCACGCCAATGACTTTCGCGCGGTGATCAGCTCCGCTTGGTACCGGCGCATCTTCCCCGACACAAAGGTCAGCCGGGAGAAGGATACCCAATACGAGACCATGACGACTGCCCGTGGTTACCGTTACGCCACCTCGGTGCATGGAACCCTCACCGGGCGCGGCGCCGACCTTATCGTACTGGACGATCCGCAAAAGCCAGACGAGGCGCTGTCGGAAGCGCATCGCAAAAGTGTCGGTGACTGGTTCGACACCACCCTGCTGTCGCGCCTGGATTCAAAGTCTTCCGGGGCGGTGGTGCTGGTTATGCAGCGGGTCCACGAAGACGACCTGGCCGGCCGCCTCCTGGAAAAGGGTGGCTGGAGTCATTTGAAGGTCGCCGCCATCGCGGAAATGGACGAACAAATTCCGATTGGCCGTCACCGGGTGTACAAAAGAAGGGCCGGCGACGTCATCGACCCAAACGGTGACTCTCTGAAAGTTCTGATGGCCATGAAACAGAGCATGGGCGAGCTGTTCTTTTCCGCCCAATACCAGCAGGAACCGATCCCGCTCGCCGGCAACATTATCAAGGCCGAGTGGTTTAAGGAATACGACGTCGCCCCGACCTGTGGCTATGCAGATCTTTTGGTGATCAGCATTGATACCGCCATGAAGGGCGAGCAGCTGTCCGATTTTTCTGTTGCCACGGTTTGGCTCAACCGCGGTGACCATTTATTTACTCGATCTTTGGCGCCGGCGCGTCGACTACCCCGACCTCAAGCACGCCGTGTTTGAGCTTCGCGAGAGGTACCCCAGCGCCACACTTCTGATCGAAGACAGGGGGTCAGGGACCAGCCTCATTCAGGAATTAAGAGCAAAGAACGTCGCCGTCATCGGTATTAATCCGCAAGGGGACAAGCTGACACGCGCCGCCAAGATCTCGGCGAAGTTTGAAGCCGGCGCCGTCTTCTTTCCCAAAGCTGCGCCGTGGCTTGGCCCCCTTAAAGCCGAACTACTCGGCTTTCCGAATGTCAAGCATGACGATCAAGTGGATTCAGTCACGCAGGCGCTATCCTGGATCAGCCTATATCGTCGCAACCGGATACCGATTGTTCCGCCGATCATCGTTTCCATACCGCGCCGCTATTTCGGCGACATGCCGCCAAACTTCTAGCAGGCCCCCCTTCCGACCTATTGCGGTACAGATGCATTCACGGTCGCCAGCAAAATTTGCGGGCGAACGATCGCTTAACGCAAGCGCTGGTGGCAAACTTCAACCTGAGTGGAAACTTCCGACGCATCTGCCTGCTTGGCTTTGCCCACGGCACGATGGTTCGAACGGGCGCTTACTGCAAAGGCAGACCGAGCAAGTGGTGCTGCTGCGACCATTCGGCCGGCAGGGCAGCGAGGCGGGTGGCGCCCATTCCGTGAGGTAGTCGCCGTCGATGGCCGCCTTGACGAGATCCGGGGAGAGGAAGGCAAGCGAGAGCGTCATATTTACTTTTCGCACACTGCAATTCTCTCGTTGTGCGATGCGGTCCGCCGTTGCGGTCGCATCGGCGATCAGTTCATCGAGCCACCGGCGTCCGCGGGCAATGGCGGCGACCAGGGTGGCGCGCGTTTCCGAGCGCATCGGACGAGCATGCTCGGTCCCCTCGGGCAAAATGATTTCGCGGCGCCTCGTTGACGTTGTCTTCCGCCAAGGCACCCGAAGGATTCGATCGCCTCCCGCCTGCTGACTGTTGGATCCGTGAGATCCGGCAAGCTCGATCACCAGCTGTTCTGGCTGCACCTCGACGCGCGCGACATTTTGCTTGATGAGGCTCGGGTCATCGATTGGCTCTGACAGCGTGAGGTGTTCCCGAACCGACCCGATGACCACAGCCTCGACGTCGGCAGCCGATACCCGGCGCACCGATCCGGCGCGCCCGGCCGCGCCTTGCAATAGCGCCGACGACAAATAGTATCGGTACTTGGTGCCGCTCCTACGCGCGTGGCTCGGACTCATGCGGTTGCCGCGGTCATCGAAGATGCGGCCAGCCAGCAGAGCCTCAGATCTCGTTCGTATCGCCTTATTGCTGTTGACCTGTTGGTTCAGCTTGGCTTGGACCGCATCGAACAAGTCCCGATCGAGAATGGCGGGTTGTTCGCCCTGAAGAACTTCACCCTTGAACGACACCTCTCCGATATAGAAGCGATTGCGCAGCAGATGGGCGAGCGAACCGCGGGTGAACGGGATCCCGCCGACGGTCTCTCCGGTCCGCAGCGTCCGAACCTTGGTGACGATGCCCTGGCTGCGGAGCTCAGCCATGAGCCGGTTGAGGCTGCCAAACTGGAGATAGCCGCGGAAGATGCTCCGCACCCGCTCGGCTTGCGCCTCATTGACGGTGATCTTGCGCCCCTTGGTGTCATAGCCGAGCGGCGCCATGCCGCCGACCCAGAGCCCCTTGTGCTTGGAGGCGGAAATCTTGTCGCGGATGCGTTCTGAGGTCACTTCCCGCTCGAACTGGGCAAACGACAGCAGCACGTTCAGGGTCAGCCGGCCCATCGAGGTGGTGGTGTTAAACTGCTGGGTGACCGAGACGAACGAGACTTTGTGCTGGTCGAAGAGCTCGACCAGCTTGGCGAAATCCGCCAACGAGCGGGTCAGGCGATCGACCTTGTAGACCACAATCACGTCGATCTTGCCGGTCCGCACGTCCTGCAGCAGCCGCTGCAGGGCGGGCCGGTCGGTGTTGCCACCCGAGAAGCCGCCGTCATCGTATTTGGCCCGCGACAGCGTCCAGCCGGCGTGAGCTTGGCTGCGGACATAGGCTTGCGAGGCATCATGCTGGGCATCGAGCGAGTTGAAGTCCTGCTCCAACCCTTGCTCGGTGGAAACGCGCGTATAGATCGCGCAGCGAACCGCTTTCATCTTGATGGCGCCGACCCGCTGGTTGATCGATCGCGTAGCCCGAAGAACCGTGGACCATTCCAGCGCGTGCCGGTGATCGCGAAGGCGACCTGCGACAGGCTCGGATAGGTTGTGCCGTTCCAAGCGAAGCCATCGGCGCGCACCGCCACGCGCTGCATCTGCCCGTTCCATTCGCGGGTGAGGATGGTGCCGGGGCGGATCGCCGCCGAGCGCCGACTTAATTCTAAGGCGCTCTTTCCGGCCTGTTCAGGGGAGCCCGAGCGATCGAGCAGGCGGCGACTCTCGCCATCCAGGTCACCCCATCGATCGGCCTGCAGGCGGTACGCAAGGGTACGGAACAGCAGATGGCGAGAAAGGTGAGGCGGCGGTCGGCGGCCGAACGCAGTATGCCAACGGCTGCGCAGCCGCTGGAGATCGAGATCGCGCAACTGCCCAATTTCGGTATCCAGCGCCTCACTGTCAGGCAGCGCCGGACCGATCCTGACGCGCGGCATGGGGCTCAGGCGGACCGGCGTCTGGATTGGCGAGACCTGTCAGGAGCGCGCGTGATCTGATAAACCCGCGTGCCGGCAACGGTCTTCGAGGTGAGTTTTAACCCGAGGCGTTTGCGCACCACGCCGGCAAGAAAGCCGCGCACCGAGTGCGGCTGCCAGCCGGTGGCCTTCATCATCGCCGCAATCGTTGCACCCGCCGGAGATTGCAGCATGGCGATGACGCGTGACTGCTTCGAGCCTGCGTTGGCTTCCTTCAACTGCTGCGCCGGCTTCGCAGCAACCACAGTTGATGGTGCCGTTGCAGGTGAGCGCTTCGTCGCGGATTTTGACAATTGAGATCCTCCATTCGGTGTCCCGCCGCACCACCGAAGCCCCACCTCGGCGCTCGCGCCAGCGGGGCAGGATCTCACGAGCGCCCCCCCGGCGCCCGAGATGACGACAACTACCGCTCCAATCGGCTTCGATTGCCCGTCCTTTCTGACGAGGCCGAAAGTCAATCGAGCGGCATTTGATCGCAGCCAGAGGCCGGCGTCGCAGACTGGTTCGACACGACTGCGTGCTTGGTACCTGGTTCGAGTCCTCCCAGCCCCACCACGCAGTCCCACGTTCGCAGAGATTTCCTGAACAGACGACAAAGGTCCGCTATTGGCGGGCTTCCTGACGTGGCGGAAGTCTCT